GGGGCTGACTCTAAGCCAGCAATCGAATTAGTGAAACCAGATTTTATTGTTGTTGGTTCGGACTGGGCTACTAAGGACTACCACTCACAAATGAGTTTTACTCAAGAGTGGTTGAATGAGAGAGACATCGCTTTGGTCTACTTGCCATACACCGACGGAGTCAGTAGCACCGAACTACGTAGACGTATTTTGGAGAGCAATCAGAAGTGAAGATAGCAGTCTACGCAATTGCTAAAAACGAAGAGCAGTTTATTGAAAGGTGGGCTAAATCCTGTGAAGAAGCAGATTACAGATTTATATTGGACACTGGTTCTACAGATAAGACTGTGGAACTGGCGAGGAGCGCAGGCGTTGAGGTTACTGTGGCTAGTATTGGTCCTTGGCGTTTCGATGACGCTAGGAATGCTAGCCTTGCTCTTCTTCCTGACGATATCGATATTTGTATTGCCTTGGACATTGATGAAATCCTCGTTGATGGATGGCGTCAGGAAATTGAGAAAATAAAGCCAGAGACAACTCGTCCTAGGTATCAATACACTTGGTCGTGGTCTGAGAGCGGTTCGCCGGGTCTTCAATACGGTGGAGACAAAATCCACAGACGACACGGATACCGCTGGAAGCACCCAGTCCACGAAGTCTTAGTCGCTGACCGAATTGAAGAAGTCCAAGAGTGGATTGGACTAGAAATTCACCACCATCCAGACGACACAAAAAGCCGTGGTCAATACTTTCCCTTGCTAGAACTGGCTGTCTTAGAAGACCCAACGAATGACCGTAATCAGTACTACTTAGCCCGCGAGTATTACTTCAACAAAATGTATGACAAAGCCACCAATATGTTTATCAAGCACTTGGAAAACCCAAACTCTAAGTGGGGTCCAGAGCGTGCCGCGTCTTGCAGATATCTCGCTAAGTGCAATCCAGACTCAGCCGAGCATTGGCTAGTAAAAGCAAACCTAGAAGCACCTAATAGGCGTGAGTCTGCCGTAGAACTATCTCAGTATTACTATGAACAACAAAACTGGGAAGAATGCTTGGACTGGGCAAAAATATCTTTGCTTGCTAAAGAAAAGCCACTTGACTATCTGTGTGAAGAATTTGCTTGGGGCGCACTTCCGTATGACCTTGCCGCTATTGCTTCATACAACTTAGGAGACAAAGATAGCGCCTATAAATATGGAGCCACTGCTCTTGAGTTAGACCCAAAAAACGAACGTTTGGCAAAAAATATGGAGTTTTACAAACCCTAACTAAGACTTTTTGTTTTTCTTGTCTGACTTCTGATTGTGATAAGCATTTACAGCGTTAGCACTGGTCCTACTTCTCCAAGCAAAGTTACAGTCAGTGCATTCGACCATTCTGGCTGTGGTCCAACGACCGCCACCAGGTAGGTCAATTATGTAAGTTTTTAGTTTGCTTGTTCTAGCAGAGCAGTATGGACACTGAGGATATCTGTTTCTGCGATACTCGTCCCCATTGGCATCGACTGATAGAGCCCTACGAATTTCGTTTTCATCTTTACCGCCCCACACGCCCCATATTTTTTTAGTCTCAAGGGCATACTTGATGCAGTCTCTACGAACTGGACAAGCAAAGCATAAGTTTTTTACAGCATATTTTTCGTCGGTTTCTTCTGAGAAAAACCAGTCAATCATATACTTATTTTCTTTTTTAGCGCATAAGGCTCTGCTTTGCCAATGTGCTTCATCTTTATTTGATTCAAATAACACTTATATCTACCACCGTGATTGGAATAATTTCATCCACTATGTCTTCGTGAAGTGTCATTCCATTTTCATCACAGGCGGTGTATTCGTTGTCGCCGTCGATGTAACCAGCGTAGATATGTAAAGGTTGGCAAATTTCTACAATCCTAAAAGCCTGAGCCAAAGAGTCAACGGAGCCATCTCTTTGGATGGCAGAAGCCAACGCTCTCTTTACTATCTCGTTAGTTATGTCAATGTGTCCCTCGGTATAAAAAGAGAAATCCGAGCCTTGTGCAGAGGGCGAGTACCCAAAGCCAGTCCACTCACTCCAAAGGAGTTCGCCAATTCTAGAATCTTTCAATGTATAACCTCTATAAGATTATACATTACTATAAATAGAAATTAGCCCTTACGACAAATTAATTATATTTATGGATTAGGCCAGACGTATTCGTAGGTTTCTGGATACCACTCAGTATCTTCTTCCCAACCTTTGTTGTGATACCACTCATAGTTCTTGACCAAAAGGGCACGCCTGTGGCTAGATATGACCTTACTCATAATCTCGTCATTGAGCCACCAAGATGGTTCGTTGATGCCTCCGCCTATATTGATAATACCTTTTTTATCGGCAGCCAATACAGTGTTCCACAACTTAGTTCTAAGAGTGCTTTTGAAGCCACGCTTGTTCCACTCGTCGAGCATATTGCAGGCATAGTAGTAGAGGTAGTATTCGCTACCGCGCCACATCTTGACGGCAGGGTGGTTTGCCCAGCCTTTAGGCTTACGTTCGTTGCCTTCAGGGTCAACTTCACAGAGCACCATCAAAATCTGCCAAGCCTCTAGAGCCTGCTTGTGTAGGCGCTTATTGTCTAAGTCTCTAGCAATATCAGTACTGTACTTACTTGTTATGAATGTTTGCATTGTTCCTCATTTTGTCTTTGTGTCATTTACAGAAATAATAACAGATTTACTTGATTCTTGCAAATACATTTCCTATATAATCTTCCAAGTGTCCTTCAGGGATAGGTTCGGATAGGGACTTTTGAGTCACCTGTATTTCTACGTCTGCTAGGGATGAAACCTCTTCGGCTGGGCAATCTAGATAGTCAGCCAGAACCTGATTGGCTCTTCTTATTATATTACTATTGGTAGTGCCACTTACCGTGAACGACAACTTTACTTTCACTATCTAATCTTTTTCTCTAGTTTCGAGGCTTGATAGTGAGCACCATCTATTACTGGCTCTACGTCATCTGTGGATTTAAAAATAATATCTCCAGAGCGGATTGCTACAATCTTTCCAACCCTGCCGTTGTGTAGGCTACCTAGTTCGCCATCAAAAGCGTCATACTTCACTCTAACTACGTCAGCCACTTTGATAAAGCCAGGCATTACTTCTTGCCATACTTCGCTAGCAACTGAGTCTTCAACTAAGGCGTGCCCTAGTGAAACCTTAGAGAATATCTCTACTGCCTTTTTTGCTGATTCTAAATCTGCTGGCGCTGACTTTTCCCAAACCTTGAGCAAGTCAAGGACGGCATTACCCACTCCTACAGTTACTGAAGTTTTAGAAAACTGCTCTTTTACCCAGTTGTAATTTACTTTTTTCATTATTTGACTCCTAAAATATTTTTTAACTTGTCGGTTGATTTTTTCTTGCTGTCTATGGATGCTACATAAAGTTCTTTTTGAGCGGTTGCTAGCAGGTCTTTTTTCTGCTGAGACATGCTTTCAATAGATGAAGCCAAAATAGTCCACTCAAAACCCAGACTTTGACTGTCTTTCCAATCAGTAACAATCGGTGTATTAGAGTTTAGTGCCTGTATGTACCTATAAGACCACCAAGTGCCGTCTCTCTGGTCTGGGCTTATGATTGCTCCCACAGACCTACTGACTTGGGACATAACTTGCTCGTCAGTCCAACCCTTACTCCACTTCATAGGAGAGTGCGGGAGTGTTAGGCTAGATACTACTGACTTTGACCACTTAGACGAGTAAGAATCAACGCACCATTTTTCTGCTTTTTCATTAGAAGTTGGCTGATTGATAATTAGGTGAGCATCTAAGTTGACTAATTCCAAGTTTGACTTAGCATTTTTACTAAGTTTTATATGCTCAAACTGAGTCCAAGGTAGCGACGGCACAATGGTAGTGACCCAATCTTCATTCAACAGCAGTTCAATGCCATTCATAATTCTTGATTGAATATCTAAGTCAGATGATACATTTGAGTATTCTTTTCTATAAGAAAAGAAAGATTTAACAATGCTTTGCGGGTTAGATAGTGAAGATTTAAGGGACACTTCTATCTGAGACTGGCTAGGTCCATCAACGAATAATCTGAGTTTATTGCTACCCCAAAGCAAACTAATAACACTTAGTGCTCCGTAGACCCTATTAGCACCAACGCTGGTGATAGGGCAGACCCCAACTAAGACGACATCATAAGCATCTAGTGATTCTTTAGTCATATAAACGCTTGGGCTAGCCCAAGTCACTTCGTGACCAGATGCCTCAAGTACGCTACTTACAACTCCAGCAAAGTTTAGGTTTTTTTGGTTGGAACTAGGAGATGCGTGCTGAGCAGACATTCCAGTAATAAAAATTTTTGACATATACTCTCGCTAAAAAGGTTGGACACCGCCTACCAAAATAGTAGGCGATGTCCATCCGTCATTTTTACCTTTTAGAAAGGCGCGTCCGCTGGGGCTGATGCCGCAGGTGGAGCAGGTGGTGCAGGTGGTGCAGGTGGTGCTGGCGGAGCGGGCGGGACCGATGCTTCTACTGGAGCAGAGGCTGGTGCTGGAGAACCCGCTGGCACGCCAACGTAATACTTCTTGATTTCGTTGCGACGGTCTCCCTGCCACACGCGAGAACCAATGTTAGCGCGGAAAGACTTACCGCTGATTGATGCCTCAATCTGAGCGTTAGTCGGGTTGTTGTTTGAGAAAAACTCACGTGGCACACCTAGTGCTGCCATCTTCGCGAAGAAGATACCAAGTGCGTTCTTGTTCTCTGGTGAGATAACTAGGTTATCCCAGACGAGACGCTTGCTGTAAGCGCCTCCCTGAACTTCAGCCTTAATCTTGAACATGGTCTTGCCAGTCGAAGTTACGCTAGAAGTTGCCTCAAGTACCTTGAGGTCGTAGTCGCCGTCGGGCAACGGCTCGTAAGAACCACTAGCAGATTCGCCAGCATCCTTAACTAAATCGCCCCAGTTGAGTGAACTCACTGTTGTTTTCCTGTCTATTCGTTAACGAATCGTCTAGGCGGTTGCCGTTGACGACTTCTTCTTTGATTCAGTTTTCTGACCAAAAATCATATCGAGCATACGCTCGACTCCCAAGTCCTGTTGCTCAACAATAGAACCGAGACGTCCCTGAACGCGCTCTCCAGCCTCAATGTCGTCGGTACGCTCTACATACATACGACGAGCCTTGTAAGGCAACTGGGTAGGGTCAGGATTTGGAATAGTCTCCATAGAGATGTATCCCAAGACATCGTAGAAGTATGGTGCTTGAACAGCCAACTGACCCTGTAGATAAGGGTGCATACGATTGTCCTGACCACGCTTTGCCATAGCAGTCAACACTACAGCCTCGAGTGCCTGAGTCGGGTGCATAGTTAGGTCACGAAGGTCGCGAAGTAGCGCACCCATGTGGCGAAGTAGTTCGCCCCACTGTTGCATCTTCATCTGTTCGGTTCCTGCGATGTTGTCCATACACTTGACCTGCAACTCAGAGATTGAGTCGATGATTAGTGACTTGAACTGGTGCTTACCTGACTGTAGCCACTGGAACGCTTTTAGGACTACATCGTAGTCGCGAACCTGAACAACAACAGTGTCCCAAGTGCCGTCAGCCACTGGTGGCTCCTCGCGCATAGGGTCCCAATACTTTACGTTGATTGGTAGGAAACGGTGTCCACCTTCAACGTCGAGCATTAGGCGTGGGTATGGTGCTGTAACAGCGAAGGTTGACTTACCAACCTTTGACTCGCCATAGACCATAAGAGTTAGTGAACGCTGTACATCTGACATGCTTACTCACTACCTTTCTTTTCTTCGTCTTTTCCGTAATATCCATATGGGTCGGCGACCTCATACATCTCACTGATTGCTGCTTCGGCGGCGCTTCCGTCGTCGATTAGCGGGCAAATAGTGTAGAACTGGCACTTCCATTTGCAGTCTTTACCCGGACGTGGGTAAGCAAGGAAGTTAGGGTCTCCACCTTCGTCGAGACCTTTTTTCACAGCAAGCAAATCCGAAATAGTTCCGTGGATTCGTTGCCAGAAAGAACGCATTGTAAAGATGTTGTGTCGAACTTCAATCTGCTCGTAGAACGGCGGTCTAGCGTTTGCAGTGCGCTTTACCTTTTTGAGCATAGTGAAGATACCACCCTCAGAACGCTCCTCAGGAGATTTGTTCTGAGCGTGCTCCAACATCATGTAAGTCATAATCTGCTCGTTCATTTGAGCCTGATTAGCAAAGTCCGAGAACGAACCGCCGACAGTCTTGAAGTCGCGGAACATACGAACGCCGTCATTCTTACGACGAACACGCATATCTAGTTTGCCCTGAAGAACGACTTTGCCGTCAAACAATGGCATAGAGATAATCTCTTCGTTCGAAATCTTCTCTAGGTTAGAGTCGATACCTTCTTCGTCCATCCACTGTAGATAGCCTTCGAGCATAATGCGACCAAGTTCAGCCTCAGCCTCGAGGTCGTGGGTGTCGCGAAACTCCTC